GAAATGATTTTAAAATCTCCCGCTTTTAGTTCAACAGTTTCTGCTGCTCTAAGGTCAATCCAATCTCCATTGGATATTTTCTTAATACGGTCAATGTCTTTGCTGTGGTATTTAATTTGTACTTTATTCATTTTCATTTTTCTCCTCAAGCTGTCGCTTCAAGTATTTTCATAAATTCGTCTTCGTCTATGTCTGCCGTATGATCTTCCAGATAATCATCTGGTATAGTCATAATAAACTCATCAAAGAAAATATGCTCTGCTGTAAGTCCACGATGAGCGTTTGCGTTTTCGTTATTATACCTATTTATTTCGTCAACATCTTCTAATATCTCAATATGACGAAATACATTATCTACAATGTTGCGGTCAATTGTATCATCTATAAGAAGCAAATGAGCTCTGTGACCACGCGCATTATCGGATGCTGGAATAGTCTGTATGTAACTACCGTTAACAAATGCAACTTGAATAAAATTACCGCCATTTCTGCGAATGTGACATTCGCCTTCGTCTATATTATTGGTCAATACATTTCTGATATATTTCATACTGATAGGTCGAGACACTATCCCAACCTTATAGTTAGATCTTGATCTGCACATTGATATGGCATATTTAATTGCATCATCATTTAGATGTATCATTAGTTTTACCTTCGTTTCTGAATCGCATTTCCAAATCAAATACTGAACCGCTTGGCTTCATAGGTCTATCAGTTTTTGATTGAAGCTCTTTTAACATTTCCCAGTATCGAGGGAGATAAGAATAGATGTTTTTTAGTTCCTTCAAATTTTTATTAGCACAACACCAACAAGAAACCCTATCTAAAATATCGTACAAATCAACATATCCGTTTTCGGTTTCTTCAAGCCATCCGAAGCCGTTATTTCTACAATATTGAAGACAGTCTTTTTCGGTCATATCCCATTCAACGAGTGGAAGTACCTTTCCTTCTGACATTGCTTTATCAAATCTGTTAGGCTCATCAGATGCTATTCCAACATAATCTGTTGTATCGTCTCCGATACTATCCTTATATTTCTGTATGCATCTAATTTTGAATCCCGTATGCCATCTGCATCTTCCTCCGCACCAAGAAAAGCCATAATGATAGCCGCTCCCATTTCTATATTTGATTTTTCTTTCAAACATAGAATATAAGAACGGCTCTGATGGGTGAAGTTCTGTGTATTTAATATTTTTAGTTTTCAGCATTGGAACTATCAAATCCCTTAGCTTGTATATACACTCGAACTCCATACCAGTGTTATAAAAAATGACCTCATCAAGAGGTCTTTTTTCGGCAATCAACCTCAATAACATTGCGAGGCTGTCTTTCCCGAAACTTACGCTTGCTATATATCTCAAATACATCACCTTAATAGAATTAGATTACACTCTATTAAGGCATCTAAACTGGCTACCCGTATCAGCGGTTGACTGCTGCTGACGCTATTTTAATTTAGATTTACGCTTGTTTCAAACACCCGTGCGGAATTTCGCTTGTCAAAGCTATTGGTAAGTGTTATTACCTCATTCCTCAGCAACCTTTATCAAAGGTTAGATGTATCTGATTTAAACTCTTTTACTTTTTTAAGACTCGCCGCTTTCCCATTGATCTTGAATTTATAACCAGTCTTAGACATCGATGATAGCTGCTCATCATCTGGTATACAAGAAATGTAATCTGTGCCCATCACGGCAATGCATTTGTCATTAAACACTTCAAACTTCATTATTTTTCTTCAAGCCATTTTGTAAACACATCGTTAAAGCGACCTTTGTTACCGTAAGCCTTTTTAGAAATAGCCATCGCAAGACCTGTTTCTTTAGAATATGTATCGCCGTTTTCTTTTTGGCACTTTACAATCGTTTTAGTGCCATCACTCCAAAATACAATTGTTGCCGGGTCGTTAAAAATAACTTGCTTAATATCTGGCAAGCCTTTGTAAATCGAAATGCCAGAACCATTCATTGTGACTTTGACAGCGTCAGAATTGGAACCGAATGAAACTTCCGGAGTAAAACTGCCATATCCTCTACTGTATCCTCCAGAGTATCCACTAAAGCAAGGTGCAAAATATAATGAATCAATACCCATAATTAAATCTCCTTTTATTCTTTTGTTATAATATACAAACCACAATGGCAAGAACCATCACAATTTGCTTCAAGCATTTCTCTAAACTCTTTACACATACATTTTGTGTCTGGAGTTTTTTCAAGAGAACAAGGGCAATAACCGTTATTCTCTTTAAGCTTCTTTTTTATTACTAATACAAACTCTTTGTCAGGATTCTGCTTCACAGTCATCTGCGTTTTCCTCCGAATTATCTTTGAGTTTTGTTAACGCATCAATGAGTCTGTCAATCTGATCTTTGTTTTCAAAATCCAAATAAACAACGCCTTTATCATCTGCTATATTCCCATAAATGTTACTCTGGTAAAGACAGAACATTGAATACTTGTCGTCTTGTTTCTTGGCTCTGAACAGCACTGATTTCTCTTTTATGCTCACTTTTTTATTTCCGTAATTAGCTTTCATATAAGCTCCCTTGTATAAAATTAGTATTCTATTGTTAAGAAACGCTTAAAGATACAAATTGATATATTCTTTTAGTTGCTCAACAGTAGCATACATTAATCCTTCGATATCATATTTTTCTAAAAAGTCGATAAGCTTATTCCCGTACATATCGCTTCTGGATGATATCACTTTGATAAGTTCATTTTTTTCATCCAATTTAAAACCTCTTTCCGTACTGATTATCGCTTATTAAATTGATGCCAAGTACACTATCAAAATGTGGTTTCTGATAAGGTACGAAACGACCAAATTTAAAAACAATGTTCTTGAACGGAGAAAGCCTTTCAATCCATTTGTTATGATGACATTCGCTTTCTGTATATCCTGTGTAAATCACAATATCATCACTGCACTTATAGTCATTTCTCAATAAGCCAATCAACTCCATCAAATCTTCAAAACTATCCATTGGTTCAAGACCTCCACAAGTAATAGCTTTTGATATTGTATTTGAAATATATCTTGTGCAAATATCTGTGTTACTAACTGTTATGCTTGGTGAGTTGGCGAGTGTGCCGTTCTGACACACACGCTCTCCACACTCTTTTTCGCACTTAAAAGTGCAATTCGGGAAAAATAAAACCATACTCGGTTTTTTGTAATTGACAAAATCTTCGTCTATAAGTCCTTTTAAAATCACTCTTTTAACATCTCCGCATACTCATACCATTGTCGTGTAGTAAATTCCTTAAATCGATCTTTTGAATACGAGCGTGTAGGTACAAGATAACCAACTATTCTTTGATATGTATCAAACACAGGCTCGCCGCAAGTAGGACAAATGTCTGTACCAACAAATCCGTGATGGTTTTTACACTCGTTAATTCTTGTGTTGAAAGCAAAGTATATTACTCCTGATTGAGCAATCCTATTTAGCATATCCCACGCCATATCCGTGTTCGGGAAGTTGGAATCAAGATTGATGTGTGCGATACTTCCGCCTGAACATTTTGCATCTAAAATTGATGAAAGTTTAAGCTTTTCTTGCACAGTACACTTTGTTGAAAGAGGAATCCACTGGTTTGAATAAATGAACTTATCATTTAAGTTGTATAGTAGGTTGTCCTTCTGGCATAAAATACAAGCCGCTCTCTCTGCCGGAACACTCTCAATGTTAAATGAATATTCGTTTGTGAAGTTATCCTTTACATCATTGAGAACATCAAAAATCTTACTTGCAAGGTTAATTCCGTCTTCTGTGTAATATGTATATCCGAACTCATCAACTTTTGTGAATCCAAATGCCTCAATAACTTCATACAATCCCAAAATGCCTACCGTGCAATACTGTTTTGTCATTTCTACTGCGCCATCTTGATAATTTGGCAATAGTCCCTTTTCAACATTTCTTGCAATGATGTGCCTTATAACACTTAGAGTTTTGCAACACAACAACGCTCTCTTCTTTAAAAAAGCAAGATATTTTTTCTCGTCGCACTCTGTCTCAATGGCAATCCGCATTAGATTGATTGTATTGACTTTTACGGAACCAATCGATAACGCCGTACCGCCGATAGAATTGATAAATGCGTTCAGCTTTGATGTGTCAGATAATAATCGGCAACAGTTTGAAAGTGTCGTAACATCTCCGCTAACGAAGAAGTTACTGTCATTCCAAGTTGTATTATGGTCTGAACACCATCTTGCAAAGTCTTCGTCAACAAATTTTCCGTCCTTATATAAAAGAGAGTATGTTAAAACAGGGAATGTAAACATATTCTCGCTGCGGACTTTTGATACTACATCCATAAATATCTTCTGATGCTCAATTATCTCATCGACCTCATCAATAACATAAGTTCCATCTGGATATTTTACTCCGCCGAACAAAGACTCTACATAGTTGCGGTCAAAAATTGAAACATTGACAAAAGCAGTCTGATCAATTCTCATAAATGGCTGGTTAAGACGATAAATGAGCTTCTGGAATGACTGCTTAATGTAGTACTCTGGGTTCTTAATAACATAACCAGTCTTACAGTCCATTTTCCAGAAGTAATATGTCCAGATTAAAATGTTCGGTATGCCAACAGCTCCAGAACTGCGATTACTCATATAACTTATGTATTCAATTACATCATCAATAAATGTTGTCAGATGTTTTGGTGGCTGATTATTGTAATTTTTCAAAAAGAAAAGACCTTCGGTTGCAAGCCGTGTAAGGTCATATGCATAACAATATGGAAGAAATGTAGCAGAAGGAGCATCGTGTAAGTAAAATCCGCCGTTGTACTCTGTTTCGAGCCATTCTTTTGCAGTTGGCAAATTATACATTTTCTTCATTTCATAGAATATCTTATTAAATGCGAATAGTTTATCGTGAGATTTACCTTTCTCGCTCAATAAGCTGCGAATATCTTTACTAAAAGCATTTGCATTTGCGTCGATTGTAACATCTGCAACATTCTTATCAATAAAACCGTCGATAAAGTCAGAGAAGTTCAATTGAGTTTCGTGAAATCCATTTAACCTCTCGAAGTCTTCTCCATATTTTTCGCTCATCGTAGCCATATTTTTTTCAAAGTCTTTGTTCATCTTAATCGGTATATTCATCTGTATTGCTCCTACTCTTAATCCATTCATTTGCCGCTGACAATTCCATTTTGATACCTTCTACTTCAAGAACCGGAATTCTTGTAATGCCTTTTGCAATTTTGGATAGCCACTAAATCTTTATCAGTAACTTCGATATAATTGATATTTGCGGCTTTTAATTTTTCCTTTAGTACAATGCACTGGGGACATCCAGTGGAATATAAAACAGTCAAACACACACCTCCTGTCCTGCCATATCGCTTATGAAATCATATATCTCTTTCCAAGACTCAAATCTAATGATGTTGTGGTCTTTCTCATTAAAATTACGGTTATGTGGAGCATCCATAAGGATACCCTTATACTTACCGCCAACAAGATTGTGGACACCATCATCAATTAAATAATCTGCGTTGATAATCTGCTTATGAGTGGTGACTATCACATCATTCCAAGAGATATAATCGAAAAACTTAAACAACACGGCGTCCATCTTATTTTTTATTGTCTTATAGTTTGAATTTGTACAGACATAAACTTTATGTCCATCATTTTTTAAAGCTTTGATGTATTTAATAGCACCGCTCTTTGGTTTCATTCTGTTCCAAAAATCATTTTCAAAGATGGGAAAGAATTGGCTTATGTTCCAATCATATATTTCGTCTTGGTTTACGGTAGTTCCATATCGCTTGTTAATTTCAGGAACCCAACAACCAAGCAAATCTATCATAGTGTCATCCATATCAACGAGAATTGTAAAAACCCTTTTATCCATAATAATTACTCCCCAGATGATGCGGAGGAATCTTTGTCATTCATAACATCTTCAAATGTCATCTGAACATATTCTTCATTACTTTCAGATGTGTCATTATTTTTAGGCGTTAGATAATGAGGCATATCATCAAGCTCTATCTGCCCAAGTTCCTGATGATGCATAATGGCAAACACATTCCAAGCAGCAGCAGCAAGATGATCTTCGTCTTCCATTCCCATAATAAATTTATCCAAGTGTCGTTTTGCAGAATCTATGTATCTTGAAAATGGGATGCCTTTTTCCCAATTGCGGTCGGCATACTTACGAGCGCCAAGTTCGTACCATTTTGCCAGCCGTCTTATTGCAAATGGAGATACCAAATCATATCTTCCTTTTCCTGTTGACGGCTCTCTTATAGCCATATTCTCGCCATACGAAATACGCTGTCCGCCATCGTTCATTTTTCCTTCAATATTACTCATATATTAATCTCCTTTGTCATTTGCTGATAAAATAGCAACCAATGCAATTCCAAGAAATGTGCCGATAAATAATCCTACAGCAAGTCCAATCAAAAACATCAGTTAAACCACCTTACTACCGTTTCTCCTGTGTATCCTTTTTGCCAAATATACCAAGCATAAGCCACAGCAGAACCGCCGCCCTCACGCATTTTATTAAAGTCTCCGTTTTTGGCACATAATAATCTACTGCTTGAAACATATATGCACATAGGAAGGTACTTTTTAAATAGCTCTTTACGAGCTTTACCTTCCATAAACTGTAGTTTCAAAAACATCGCAATCTTACATCCATCTTCAACTACCTCAATTGCGTGCTCGCAAAATTCTTTTGCATACTTGTATGGAGGATTTGTAATAATATTTCCGTTATATGTATCGTTAAATGATAAGAAATCAATAGACCCGTCGCCATATCCTCTATCAATTAGATCTGTCGATAAAACCTCATATCCGCATCCTTTTAAAGCTTCAGAAAGATGACCTTCCCCACACGCACATTCCCATACTGGTATTGATTTATCAAAATATTCTATATTAAGCAATAGCTCAACGGCTTTGGGTTCTGTGGCGTAGTAATCGTTAACCTCTCTATCTTCGTCTGTATGATTGCTTGCTCCAAGTGTTTTATAAATTGAGTTGTTATTACCAGTCCAGTCTTTATTCGCCATTGTCGTTCTCCATTTCGTCAATAAAAATGAACTCCTGAGCATAAGGTAGCTCACGAGCCCAAGAAATGAAATTTGTTAATTTTGGATTGTCTTGACCAGACCATTCATTTAACTTATGAAATCTTCGTTGTCCCTTGCTACAAATCGCATATATGTTTTCATAACTCAGCGTTACAGTTCTTGTTTGTAACCAAGATTCAGGGAGCCACCGGATAAGTTCTTTCCAATATTCTTTTTCTTTTGTTTCAATATACTTTAACCTTAAACCTTCAAGCCACGCAATAAGCTTATGAACCCCATCGTCACCTAAAGAAAAATCCGGCTGATAATCATCAATTTCAAAAGATTCAATTGTTATAGAGTTGCTTTGTATTCTGTGCATAGTGCTTGTTGAATTAGCAACCGTGCCAACTTTATATGTATCAAATTCTTTCCACCAATATAGTGGCGCTGTAATATCAACAGACACAAATATCTGTCTTAAGAATTTTCTATGTTCTGAACCTCCTCGAATTAGCGATTGAGCAAGCTTCATATCGCTTTCTCCGATATACAATGCATTATGATCACATTGTTCTTTGTCCTTGTTTACGCAGTCATTACAAAAACAAGATTCACAATCAAAGTAACTATCACTTTTGTTCCAACTGTTTTTTGGGTTTCTCATACCGCGCAATGCGTGCTTAAAACCCCATACCTCGGTGTTTTCAAATTTCAATTATATGCCTCCAATAATGCTCTCTGTGGAGCAAAGTCCTTAAATAATTTAACCTCTTTTATGAGTCGTGCTTTTACGGCTTCCTCTTTAAAATCAAATCGCCCGATAAATAATCTTTTGCAATTATATGTAATACTGGCTACCCATTTATTTCTTTTCTTATCGTAATGGATACCAGTTATACCGGAGGTGTTAGTGGCGTACAGACCTCTATTTCTGTCGTTCTCTGTACGCTCACAAACCCTCAAATTATTCTTTCTATTGTCAGCTCTATTTCTGTTAATGTGGTCTACAATTTGTGCTGGCTTTACATCCATAATAAGTCTGTGGAACCTCACAAAACGAAGTTGTCCGAAATAGAAATAGCTATGTACCAAGTACCCATCTTTATCGATGCCCCAGATTCTACTTTTAATAATAGGAAGATCTTCAATATCAAAATATACATCTGTGTTTTCTACAAAAAGAATGCCGTAATTATCGAACAACTTAATATTTTCTTTATTGTTCAATTCAATATTTCCTTTTATTCGTAGTAGCAAAAGTAAAAACCATCAAATTGTTTATACACGCCAGATCCTTGTTTAAATTCCGCTTGGAACAACACATTATCCGGGCAAAATCTTTCTCCATCCAATACTCTTTTTGCTACTGCATAGCATTGAGAGATTGTCTTTTGGCTTTCCTCGTTTTTTGCCCAATCAGGGAATGATACTCCGTATTTCCACATCATTCCGTATTGTCTATAATCGGTTAAAACATCATAGATTGTATCTGGGTATAACGATGAATTGACCCTATTGATGACAACATTTGCAACAAGTAGTTGTATCTCCTCAGATGAACCACCAGCTTCTCTACAAACAGCGGCTGCCAAATAATACAGATCGTCGTCTGTATATGGTGTTTGTTTTTTAATACTATCCGCCTGCGAGCTTTCTGTTGTTATCGTGTCTACCGTTGTTTCATTAGAAGTATCGGTAGATGTTGTTGTTTCCGTTTCAGTCTCGGTTATTTCCTCCGGATCTGCCGAAGAAGTTTCATTAGTATCTTTTGTTGTAGCATAAACGATTGTTTGATCGGTTTTTTCATCTTTAGTATCGTTTGCGCCCAATGCAACAATTGTTACAATTGCCAATAGAACGATAAATACAGCTACAAGATATGCTTTTTTAATCACTATTAGGGTGCCTCGCTTTCAGTTTTTCTTTTTCAATGACACCTCACAGAACCTTACGATGTCTTCAAGACGCTGTTCCGGCGTCTTTCTTGTGTCATTAGCCTTGTCTAAAACAACCTTTGAGATTGCTGTTGCTCCTTGCAGTAAACCATTTCTCTGAGCTGATTTAAACCCTTCGTTGAATGTTTTGCGTAATTTCATTTCGGTGTTTACTTTCATATTCATCCTCCGTTATTAATTTTTGTGTCAATTACTTCACTTTGTAGATCGATAGTGAAGCATTGCTCATTTGTTTCTCTGTTAAATGCAGTTAAAGTATCAATGCTTGTAATTTCAAAGTCACACTGATTTTCTTTAACCGGGTTTGTTTTACAAAGCGGAGCAACCATATCAATAACTTTATCGAAACAATCACAGCATAAGTTTATTTTTATGTATTCGCCGTCGTGAACTGATCCATATCCGACTCTGTGTTCAAAGCGAAAATTCTCCTGCTCGTCCCACATATCAAATTCCTTACCACACATACTGCATTTATCCAAGTGTAAAAACCTCCGTTAAATAATTATAAAATCTTAGTTTTATAATCACATATTCACAGCCATTATGTGTATATATGACTGTAAGATGTGAGCGTAAAATAAGAACCGTCTCTTTCGTATCCAGTGCACAGTATAATGTCGTCTTTTTTTACAGGGTCATTATTGAAAATACGATTAAAAACAGTGAATCTGCTTTCTACTCCGCTCCCAATTGACTGCGTAATAATACTGTAACCGAACTGAACTCCGTCTTTCTTTCGTCTTAACGGATAAACCTCTTTGATATATAGCTTGCGTCTGTCATTTTCGTTACCTGACACATATCCTGTATATCCCATTATGTCAGCAAAGTTTCTTACCTTTAATAAATCGCTTAAATCTGACATATTTGCCGCCTTTATCATTTCTTCGCATTCTCTCATAATTGATGCTGTATCAAGCATCGTGTAGCTCTTAGATTCTGCACCGCTTTTTGTCTTATCGTTTGAGTACTTTTTAACTATGCTATCAATAGGAGAGTCTTTTACGGAATCCTTCTTAATTTGCTTTGCAGAACCTTTTTTGAACTGTTCAAAAATATCACATATTCTTAACAACTCTCTTTGGTTCCCAAAGGCAGAGAAGTAGTCAAGCTTAATCAAAATGTCTATCTGCCTCGAATTTACAGCAGTTTGAGTATTGATGTCGTATAGCATATCAACGAAATATTTATATGTATTCTTTTTTGAGAGACTATACAGCTCGTCTGCTATATTTGCAGACATATACTTTACAGACGACAAACCTTTCGCAATCACATTTTCTTCTTTTACAAAGAAATAATCTCCTTTTGAATACCCAAACTTAGGAGATGTAATCTTAATTCCGACTTTCTTCGCATACTTTGTTATTGCTGCTGTCTTTTCTGCATTATCCTTAAAGATGTTTAGTGCTGCTGTGATAAATTCAATAGGATAGTAGTACCTTAGATAACCACAGATATATCCAATCAAACTGTAGGCATCACTATGATTCCAAGAGAACGCATATGCACTTGCATCAAGGATGACTTTGATAAACGGCTTGATTACCTTATAACATTCATCTTCTGAGATATCATAATGTTGAGATGAAAATGAAACAAATCGTTCTTCGATCTCAGGAAGAAGTTTTTCCGTTCCTTTCTTCTTTGCAATCGCTCTACGCACATTATCCGACTCTGCGTTTGAATATCCGCAGAATTTAACAAGAAACTGCATAATCGTTTCTTGCATAGCAATTCTTCCGGCTTCTAAAGCGAGGAACTGGTTTAATTCTTCAAACCCATTATCATAAAACTCTCCATTCGCCACACTATCACGAAAACTTGCACACGCTGGTCGAATAAGTCCATTTCCAAAAGATAACCATTTAATATAAGAAAACTCTTTTATCCGTTGTCTTGCCATTTGAACAGTTGCATCTGACATAAACTTCTTTAAATATGCCTGCGCAGAGTTTGATTCCCATTGGAATATTAGCGTTGTATCGTCTCTTATGCTTTTCCATACTTCCTCATCATCCAAATCAACATTGTCAGGATCGAGGCGATCAATACCAAGAATCTTACAGGTGTCATTTATAACACCGATATTACTATAAGCAATAAGCTTATATATGACAATTACGCGTCACAATTCGGGAAAGGTACACGCTTTGGATTGGACAGGCTTAAAAAGCATTTACAGCACCATTTCTTTTCAAATAAAGCATCGGCAGAAGAATACAGAAGGTTAAATGGTTTACCGTTAGTGTCAGTTGAGCAAGGTCATTATGCTGACGGGTGGATTTTAAAGTGTGATATACGAAAATTCTTTGCTCATATTGACCATGAAGCGGTAAGAGAAAAGTTAAATACACTGTTTGCTGATAAAGATATAAAGTGGCTATCAGACACCATCATTGACTCCGTCAGCACAAATGGTGGTGTAGGATTGCCGATTGGATATCAGAGTAGCCAATTATATGCCTTAGTCTTACTTAATGGTTTAGACCATCTGGTAAAAGAAAAATTACATATCGAAGGTTATGGCAGATATGTTGATGATTTTTATCTTATTCATAATGATAAAAAGTATCTTCAAGAATGTCTAAAAATCATTCGTAATTATCTTTCTGGCTATGGTCTTGAACTTAATGAGAAGACACAGATACTTCCGTTAAAGAACGGAATAGACTTCCTTGGTTTTCATACCTATCTCACTGATACTGGCAAGGTTATTTGCAAACTGCGTAAACGCAGTAAAGAAAATATGAAGAGAAAGCTAAGGAAATATGCTAAAAACTATGAGGCTGGCACAATGTCCATTGAAAAAATCCGACAGTCATATGGAGGTTGGAGATCGTTTGCCTCATATGGAAACACGCATCACTTAATCGACGATATGGACAAGTATTACAACAAATTATTGGGGCAATCATTTTGTCCATAAAACTGAGCTTAACCAATTCCGGTTATGCTCTTTTGTTATAAAAGGAGGTACTTATATATGAAATATGGTACATTTAATAAGCCGATGCAATGTATGATGACGCAGAGCACTTGTTATAAAGGAACAAGAAAAATGAATGTCGTCGGCGTTCTTTGGCACAGCACTGGTGCTAACAATCCGACGCTAAAGCGTTATGTGCAACCCGACGATAATGCATCAGACCGTGCTGCATTGATTGCAAAGATAGGCAAAAATGCTTATAACAACGACTGGAATCATATCGACAGAGAAGCTGGTTTGAACTGTTGGATTGGAAAATTGGCAGATGGTACGGTTACAACCGTACAGACAATGCCTTGGGATTATAGACCGTGGGGATGTGGTTCTGGCAGTAATGGTTCTTGTAATACTGGCTGGATTCAATTTGAAATTTGTGAAGACGGTCTTACAGATTCTACATACTTTAACGCCGCTTACAAAGAAGCTTGCGAAATTACAGCTTATCTTTGTAAGCTCTATAATATTGACCCGAATGGTTCGGTTACTGTAAACGGCAAAAAGATACCTACAATTTTGTGTCATCAAGATAGTTACCAACTTGGTATGGGTGGAAATCACAGCGATATTTATAACTGGTTCCCGAAGCACGGCAAAAATATGGAAACAGCCAGAGCTGATGTTGCATCGTTATTGAAAGCCGATGGTGCCACTGTAGATAAACCTGCGGTAGAACTTCCAGCAGTTAATGCGTCAGTTAAAGAAAACGATGTTGTAAAGGTCGCTGCTGGTGCAAATTACTACACCGGTAAACCAGTTCCTTCTTGGGTTATAGCAACGAATTGGATTGTTAAGGAAGTGGCTGGAGATCGCGCCGTTATTGACAAGAGCGAAGATGGTAAAAACTCAATTTGCAGTCCTATCAGTACAAGATACCTTAGTGTCGTTAAGTCTGCAACCACATCTACTGCGCCCACCGATGGAGTTCAAAAATTGTATCGTGTGAGGAAATCAAAAGATGATGCAAAATCTCAGGTGGGTGCCTATGGTGTTTTAGACAATGCAAAAGAAGCCTGCAACGGTGCAGGTGTCGGTTATAAAGTGTTTGACTGGAATTTTGAAGTTGTGTATGAGTATAAAGCTCCAGTGCCGGAAACGCCTGTACAGCCTACTCAACCAGCAACGCCATCGGAACAAGAAAAGCCAAAAGAGGAACCAAAGGTTATAGCTGTATATGATTTGGATTTTCCTGAAAAGAATTTAATCGTTGATGCGAGTATTTCTCGTACAGAAAAAGACTGCGTTAAAGCGATTAAAAAAATACGGTCAAACAATAGTGGTTTTAATGTTGAGATTGCAAAAGCGTTCTGTAAGTTAGCACCAAAATATAAAATTGACCCAATTATGGCAATTTCACAATCAATTCTTGAAACAGGATGGTTTAAATATGCCGGTTCTTCTGTTAAACCAGAACAAAACAATTACTGCGGATTAGGCGCTACAGGAAATGGTGCTGAGGGTAATAAATTTGATTCTGTTGAAGCCGGTGCCACTGCACAATTACAGCACTTGTTTGCTTATGGCTCAAAAGATGAATTAAGCGAAACTATTATCGATCCACGCTTCAAGTATGTTACAAGGGGTATTGCGTCTTATTGGCAGCAGCTTGCAGGTCGGTGGGCTTGCCCCGGATATGATAATAAGACCTATGATACACCCGAAAAGGCTATGGCGGCAAACAATACTTATGGTCAAAAAATACGAATCATTTACAATCAGCTTATGGGCGTAACTGTATCTGACTCTGATATCGAAGAATACTTCCCAAAGGAACAGCCGGCACCAACCGAGACCGAATCTCCCACCCCGGAAGTTCCTCCAGTTGTTGAATCAGACGATCAGAAAACAAACAAGATTGTCGATATTATCATTCAGGTTATTAAAAAGTTATTTGAATCTCTGGCTGAAATTTTCCGCAAAGGGACGAAGTAAAGAATCAATCATATGGCTCTTACAATAGATGGAGCATTTATAAATTATTTAAGGAGGAACTATTATGTTTAATGAATTTGTGTCTACTTATGGGGCAACTATCCTGTATTCCATTCTAACGGCTATCGCTGGTTATCTTGGAATTGTGGTAAAAAACCTATACACAAAACATATCAACGACAAGACGAAAAAAGAAGTCGCTGAAACCTGCGTTAAAGCCGTCGAGCAGCTTTATAAAAATCTTCACGGCGATGAAAAGTTGCAGAAAGCGCTTGAAGCGGCATCTGAGATGTTAGCTTCAAAAGGCATTACAATTGGTGAGGTTGAACTTCGCCTTTTGATTGAAGCTTCTGTTGCGGAATTTAATGATGCTTTTAACAAAGAAACCAAAGAAACAACTGTCGATGTTACCGTCGAAGGAGAAATTGAGGAATAAAATATGTGGGTGCCGTGCAATATCGGCACCCTTCGCTTAGGCGGTGAATATATGGAACAACTATTGAATTTGACATTTGCTCAAGCAATTGGCAGTGTCGCCGGTATTGTTGTTGTTATATCTATATTCATTGAAATAATGCCGATTAAGGTCAATCCAGTATCACATTTTTTAAAATGGCTTGGAAGAAAGATTAACGGCGATATTATCGATAGATTTGACAATTTAGAAAAGAAAGTAGTAAACATTGAAAATGTAAATGATGAGCGAAACGCTATCAGTTGTAGAGTTAGAATTTTACAGTTCGGTGATGAAGTCAGAAGAGGGTTATGTCATTCAAAAGAAAATTTTGATCAAATTCTTTCTGATATAGATGACTACGAGCGTTATTGTGAAACCCACCCAGAATTCAAAAACAACAAAACTGTTGTAACAAAAGAGAAGATTATAAAAGTTTATTCCGAGCGAGTGGACAATAATGATTTTTTATAAAATGTCGCTGTAAGGACATTAAACTTACAACTAAAACTAATCGAAAGGAGAAAAAATGATTACATCAAAAAACTTAAAATCAATTGGTTTGGATTTGTGCGGTTTGTCAACCGACATAAAACCAATAGATGTGATGAATGGAAGCTCATTCTATGAGATAAACACAGATAGAACTTTTCGTTTCGATGCAGAAAACAAACAATGGATACGAACCGGAGAAAGCAAATATCTATCGTATATACATATTACATCCACCCCCTCTAAAGTTCAGTATTTTTATGGAGATACGCTTGATAAAACTGGTTTAAAAATTGAGGCAGTATATACGGATGGTTCCAAAGCGGATATTTTCAATAATGTTCCTGTTGGAAATTATATTGTTGAATTTGAACACGATATACTACACGATCACTTTTCAATACCATCTCATGTATATTACACAGAAAATGGCATTACAAGGTCTGACGAATTTCAATTAAATATTACCCCGATATGCACTTCAATTTATGTTGATACACTTCCGAACAAAACAGTATATCACGAAGGAGAAACTTTCGATGCAACTGGAATGGATATTAAGGGTACAATTTCTGACGGTCGTTTGGTATCTGTAACAGACAATTGTGAGTTCACAGATTCAGCATTGACATACTCTGGTGATGGTAATGAAAGTATTACAGTGTCTTACAAAAACCAAAACGGAGGAAGCGAAGTGGCTACATCGGTTCCAATTTCAGTGTTGCGATTTGAAAGCCTTAGAATCTCTACACCGCCTACTAAAACGGAATATGAAGCAGGAGATTTGTTTGATTCTACAGGAATGGTTGTCGAAAAGGTTTATTCTGATGGTTCTACAGAGCCAGCAAGCTATACATATCTTCCACAAACCGCTCTCGCTGTAACTGATACGACTATAACAATTTCTTGCACAGAGGCTGGAAATACAAAGACTGTCCAACAGGAAATAGTTGTAAACGCTGCTGCTGAATAATCTGAGCACAGATTTTAGCAAAAAATAAGGGCTACAAGAACAAAAATCTTGTAACCCTTTGTTTTTCCGTTTTTTTCTATTGACATTTCAATATAAAAGTGATATTCTATATCTACATATTTCCCAAAGTCATTCTTTGGTGCAAAGTCGTGGTTTTATCCGACGCAATTTTAGATATAGTTTAACCGCTGTATCTATGTGCGCCGGTTATTTTTTTGTACAAAAGGAGTGATGTGATGGCAGAAGTCATTGCCAGAAGACGCAACAACAAATGGGAATACCGATTTGAAGCTGCAAGGATTAACGGCAAACGAAATCAAGTATCCAAAAGTGGATTTAAGACGAAAAAGGATGCGCTGGACGCAGGAGTAAAAGCACTCGCTGAATATAATGCGTCTGGGATTCATTTCACCCCATCGGAAATATCAGTAAGTGATTACCTTGATTTTTGGATGGAGGAATACTGCAAAGTTAATCTGAAGAAAACCACAATTGAAAATTATCAAAAGCGGATAAGGCTGCATATCAAACCGGCACTTGGTATATATAAGCTAAATTCGCTATCTCCTATAACCATCCAAAATTTCTTAAACAGAATGTTCAACGACGGTTATTCGAGAAACACGCTTACCACTATTCGACGCATACTCTCAGGCTCTCTAAATTACGCTGTAGATACGGTTGAGTTTATACAGACCAATCCTATGAGGAAGGTCAAGATACCGTCTGATAGAGCCGTTCCTGATGTCCCTACGCGCAAAGCACCCCATGTATATATTCCTCCAGATAAGATAAAAGAAATCTTTGACCGCTTCCCAGAGGGCACATCATCATTTATACCAATGCAGTTCGGATATAGATGTGGTATGAGGCTTGGAGAGGCATTTGGCGTATATTGGGAGGACATAGACTTAGACAATCGTACTCTCTCAATAAACAGGCAGGTACAATGGGATAATGACGGGAAGTTTTGGTATTTCTCAAATCCAAAGTACAACTCATTTAGGACAATAGAGCTTGACAGTGAATTATGTGATATTCTCCTGAAAGAAAAAGAAAAGCAAAACAGAGCCCGTGTCTTCTACGATAATATGTATGTCAATCTTTTTGAAAGTGAGAAAAGAGTTTTGAACTCTGACGGGGAGGGAGTAATAATTCACCCCGTAGCAGTTCGTGAATGCGGAGCATTTATAATTCCGAGAACAATGCAGCACGCAAGCGGCATCATTCATCACGACCTCGGATACGAGGATTTTACTTTTCATTCGTTCAGACATACACACGCTACAATGCTTGCAGAGTCCGGTGCTCCTATGAAGTACACACAGGAAAGATTAGGACATAAAGACATAACAGTAACTATGCAAATCTATCAGCACGCTTCGCCCACCATCAGACAAGAGGGACTTGGCGTAGTTGAAAAGATGTTTTCTCAGGATCGTGATTGTGAGAATGA